TTAAATGTCGGAACCGTCAACCTATATGTCATATTCTGATGCATCAGGATCAAATAATTCAGAACGTCCGACTAGTCGATATCGTGACTTGGATTTATTCTTTGTTAGGAAGAAAGAAACTAAGGATATTAATATTATTACAGATATTATAGCAGTGAAAAGGTCTGTTCGTAATTTGGTTTTAATGAATCATTATGAAAAACCCTTTCACCCCGAAATCGGTTCGGGTGTGCGCGACATATTATTTGAAAACATGACTCCAATATCTTCTTTTGTGTTGTCTAAAAAGATTGAAGACGTAATAGAAAACTTTGAACCAAGGGCACAACTGATTGGCGTAAGGGTAAATCCAAATTTGGATAAGAACGCATATGAGGTTACGGTGGAATTTTTTGTTGTTAATGCTCCTACTGAGGTGGTAACTCAAGACTTAATTTTGGAGGCAATCAGGTAATGGCAATCACTCGTAATAAAAATTTAGAAATTACCGAATTAGATTTTGATGAGATTAAAAATAATCTCAAAACTTTTATGTCAGCACAAGACCAATTTACAGACTATAACTTTGAAGGTTCTGGTATGAATATTCTTTTAGATGTTCTTGCCTATAATACACACTACCTTGCTTATAACACAAACATGGTAGCGAATGAGATGTTTTTAAATAGTTCTATTCTTAGGTCGAGCATTGTTTCACATGCTAAAACTTTAGGTTATGTACCACAGTCTCCCCGTTCTGCCAATACAACAATCAACATATTTTTTCAAACAAATGTTGAAACTATAACAATGCCTTTAGGTACAGTATTTGAAACAGAAATAGATGGAGATAAATTTCTTTTTTCTACAATATCAAGTTTTAGTGGTGTTACTAACGGTGATGGTATTATTGAAATTCGTAATGTTCCCATTTACGAAGGTTCAATTACCACAACAAGATACACTGTAAGTTCTACTAATGTTGATCAGAGATTTGTTATTCCTAGTAATAGAGTTGATACAAAAACTCTAGTTGTTGAAGTACAAGATGCGGGGACAACCAATACAAAAGTATACTCTCTTAATGAAGATATATCTAAAATTAATTCAACATCTAATGTTTATTTTCTACAAGAAGTTGAAGATGGTAAGTTTGAAGTATATTTTGGTGACGGCGTTTTGGGTTCAGCATTATCTGATGAACAAGTTGTAATTTTGAGATATATTGTTACTAACCAAACTTTAGGAAATGGCGGTAGTGTGTTTACAAATGCAGGTGCCATTGCTGGTGTAACGACAATATCTACTATTAGCAATGATGTTTCTGCTGGAGGGTCTGGTCCAGAAACATTAAAATCTATTAAACTTAATGCCCCACAGGCTTATGCATCCCAAGGTCGATGCGTAACTATCAGTGACTATGAAGTGTATGCCAAAAAACTTTTTCCCAATACACAAACAGTTTCAGTTTGGGGTGGAGAAGACGGCACATGGAATTCATCTACAGGTCAAAGCGAAACACCAGAATATGGTAAAGTTTTTGTCTCTATTAAAAGTACAACGGGCAACATTCTAACCGAAACACAAAAAGAAAATTTGTTGAAAGAATTTGAAAAATATACTGTTGCTTCAATTGTTCCCGTCATTGCTGATCCCGAAACATTGTTCATCACGCTGAACACACAGGTTAAATTTAATTCTGCCATCACTACAAAAACTTATAGTGATATTACTGCTGAAGTTAGAAAAACTATAAGGGATTATAACACTAATAGTCTTTCCAAATTTACAGATATTTTTAGATTCTCTAAAGTTATTGGTCTTATTGACGATACTGATGATTCAATAACAAGCAATTCAACCACCTTAACTTTGCAAAAACTAGTTACTCCTGACTCTTCTAAGTCTGTATCTTATACTGCTAATTTTTCTAATGCGTTCTTGCATCCATATACAGGTTACAATTCGAGTGCGGGTGGTGTAGTGTCTTCAACTGCCTTTTATATTTTAGGTAATACAAATAAAATGTATCTGGATGATAATGGTTCTGGAAATCTTCGTATATATTATCTTGTTGCTGGAGTTAGAACCTATATTAGTTCAACATCAGGTAGTGTTGATTATAATAAAGGTATTGTTTTTATTAATCCAATTATAATTTCTTCACTTGGAGATATTACTGCTAAATCATTGAAAATTTCTGTAATACCAAATTCAAATGATATTATTCCTGTAAGAAATCAATTGTTAGAGATTGATACAGTGTCTACTATAGTATCAACAGTTGTTGACAGTTCTACCACAAGTAATACTACCGCAAACATATCTGCTACATCTTCTTCAAGCACTGGGGGAGTGGTTACAGGTTCAAGTTCTGGAAGTTATTAAATGGCACCCTTTGACAACGTACCATCAGCATTTTTAACTGATAAAATAAGTAACCTTATAGATGGTCAACTGCCCGATTTTGTACAGGCAGACCATCCAATATTTTCTAAATTTCTTAAATCATATTATCAGTTTATGGAGTCAGCAGAACTTCATGTAACTGTTAATATAAGTAATGTTTTATTAGAAGTTGAAACCGCGTCTAATTTGTTATATGAGGATGGCGGGTCAATTGTTACTGAGGTTGGTGATGGAACAACAGGGAAGTTTCTTGCAGGAGAAACCTTAACAGGTAGCATATCTAAAGCAACTGCTACTGTTCTTGTTGAAAAGTTAAATGACACTACACCAACACTTTTTATTCAGAGTCAACAAAAATTTATAACTGGTGAAACTGTAGTTGGTTCTCTTTCTACAGCAGAAGGAACTGTAGTTAAATATCGTGGCAATCCAATTCAGAATGTTACACAGTTACTAGATTACGCAGATGTTGATAATACAATTTATGACTTTTTAGATAATCTCAGAGATTCTTTTTTAGAATCAATTCCTAAAAACTTAACGACAGGAATTGATAGGCGTAATCTTACAAAACATATCCGCGAACTTTACAGGTTAAAGGGGACAAAGGAAGCACATAAATTATTTCTTCTTATTCTTCTTGGGGAAGATTCTGAAGTAATATATCCGAATAGATTTATGTTAAGACTTTCTTCTGGTGATTGGGATGAAATTACTCTTATAAAAGTATCCCCAGTTGGTATAGCAAATGCTACGGAAGTTGAGGGTCAGATTATAACTGGCGATATAAGTGGTGCAACAGCAATAGTAGAATCAACCTCTACATTTCTACAAGCAAGTGTAGCAGTTGTTGAGATGAAACTTCTGAAAGGTAGTGTTGTTGGAACATTTATCAAAGATGAAAATGTAAGTGCTGTATCAAATGATATTGATGCTATGTATAAATTTATTATTCGACAAATTATAAATTCAGCAACTGTTGAAAATGATGGTTCTTTATATAAACCTAAAGACCCTATTGATGTAGATGGCAGCGTTGCAATAGGTAATGGATTAGTTAGTGCCCGTGTTGGTGAAGTCTTACCCGGTGGTGTTTCTGGAGTATTAATCCAAAATGGCGGCACAAATTATAAACAGTATGACCCCTTAGTGTTTACTAATCCACAAGCAGTAGAACTTGCGGCAAATGCTTCTGGATTTGTTTCTGTTATTAATGGGTCTATTGTTTTGGAAGATAATAGTGATGATTTAATTGTTATGGAAGAAGGATCAACATTAAGTGAAGAGGCATTTGATCTACAGATTGAAACTGGAACATTTCCTGCCCAACCCTATTATGTTTATGGTACAGATCAAACTCGTAGCGATACAAGGGGAAATTATTTTCCGTTATATTTGTCTATAGAATTTTTAAAGCGCGAAGAAATCGAAAGCGCAACAGGTACAATAAATGGTGAAACATTTAATACAAATATATTAGTATTAGATGGGGTAAGTGGTACTATTAAAACGGATATGATTATTACTGGTATTGGCATTGTTTTTGACCCAAATAATTCAGTTACAGTTCAAGAAGTTGTCTCTACTGTAGGTACAACAACTACAATTAAACTTTCTTCTGCACATAGTCTCCAAGATAATACAGTTTTGTCCTTCAACAAAAATGTTGTATCCACTACTAAAGACGGTAGGTTATATCATGAGCATACTTTTAATGAATATCCCGGTTTTATTTTTTATATGCCATTTGATAATGTTAACCACGCTGTGGTAGATTCTTCTCTTATTCCTAATAATCTTACCAAATTTAGTGGAGGGAATATTTTTTCTGAATCTGGAAATGCTGCTACTGGAATGACATCAACAACTTCTTCTAACACAGAACCAGTGTTAGGCGATTTTATAAAAAGTGAGGCGGGTACATTTTATTTTAGGCAGGATTCGTATCAAACATCTAGCGATAGTGTAGTACTAGAGAGTGGTGATGGTGCTATTACCAGAATTTACATAACAAATAATGGTTGGGGTTATACTGAATTACCAACAATTCGCATATCAAGTCGATCAGGTGCTTCAGCACAAGCGTATTCGTTGTCAAATAATATTGGTAGAATACAAAATGTAGAAATTATTGATGAAGGATTTGATTATTTTGATGTTCCTGTTCATGAGCATCAAGCAAATTTTATTGTTAAAGATCAAACAGGAACTTTTATTGTAAATGAAGAACTAACATCTCACTCAGGAAAATATCGAAGTTATGATTCTGAAACTCAGTTACTTACATTATCAATTGAAGACGTTGTTAGAATTGAATCTGAAGGAAATGATTTTGAAGGAATAAGAGTCGAGGACTCTCTTTTACAATTAGATGAAAATATTCTTAGAATGGATGGCGACATTTTTCCAGAAGATTTGTTACGATTAGAATTTCGTGAAGAGTTTAACGATCCTATAGATTCTATTATTACAGATGCGGTGGATGTTCCTGATCGTGGTTATATAATTGCAGTTGATGACTTTGGTGTTGAATATAATTTGGTTATGGAATCAAGAGATTTAAGAACTGAATTTGCTGATATACTAACTGAACAAAATGAAGTTTTAAGACAAGAAGACGGCACAACCTCTCAAAATACTTTTGGTGATAGATTTATTTTTGAAACAGATGATATCAAAGATAATTCTGCGATTAATTATGAAGTAGAAGAAACTAAAATTGTTTTCGAAGACCAGAATAAGACTTATATTGTGGGTGAAAATATTAGATTTATTACAGATAATTCTATCACTACTGATTTAGGATTATTGCTTGAGGATTCAACGACAAGCGAACCTTTTTCTATACTCTTAGACGGTACTGATGCGTCAGTTTCGAATGGTAACGGAAATCAATTGTTACTAGACGGCACTGATGCTAATAGCGTTGATCAAAATTTCTTTCTTTTCCAAGACACTGATGATTTTGATACTATTGCAATGGATGGTTCTTTTGTTAATACTACCACGGGAGCAGTTCAAGATGGGGAAATTGGTGATCAAGTAGTCTTTGAAGAAAGAATAAATTTTAAAGATGCCAATATAGTAGCAACCTCTGGGGCACAAGCAACAGTAGTTTCTTTTGATATCGCTAGATCAGAATTTAATTTAGGGTTGGTTTCAACTCGTGATGGAAGTTATGGTTCTGATATTACCAGTTTGATTGGTGAGGATTTGATACGTCTTCAAGATTCTTATTATTATCAGGATTTTTCTTATGAAATACAAACTGATTCTAGTGCTGATGCTTATATAAATGAACTTAAAAGAGCAGTTCATCCCAGTGGGTTCAACGTATTTAGTAAGGTTTCTACCTCAAGTCTAGTTTCTGCTGCTATGGTACAGGGTGCTGTTGGTGAAATTACGGTGCCGCCGTTTGTTGTATTTGCTCTAGAATCAATATTCAGAAGGAACAACGATGTTACTAGCGGTCTTTCTTATCTTGCAAAGGTAGATAATGGTCATCTTACAGGCACAGGGATTGGTGCTGAGAATGGAAGTATGTTTAGTGGTGTGTTACTTCTTAACGCAACTGATGGTTCAGCAAGCAATTTTGACAGCACAATTATCATGGAAGATGCTACAGATGAAAATCTTGGACAGAGTGTTACAAGGGATAATTTACAGGCAATAACCAATGACTTCCTTGTGCTGGATACAGCAGCAGATTTAGATGATAATATTCTCCTTGAGGATGCTATTGCTACTAACGAAGGCGGCGGTAGACTTCTTGAAGAAGATAGAGTGATTGATGCGTTTACTGCATTTGATATTCAGAGGCAATCTCTTGTTGATGTTAAAGATTTTGATACTGCTTCTGAATTTTTGCTCACAGAAGAGAGTGAAGATGGTGGTATTAAATTGGAGGATGCAACTACAAGTGGGTTTAATGATCTAATTCTTGAAGATGCTAATGACTTGCAGTATGGTGGCAGATTTGTTCTTGAGTTTAATCGTTTTGCAATGGAAGATGCTTCTAATGACGGAGAAGTGCCTACAGGTGGATTTGCTTCAGCGCGGGTTGAACCATTTACCCGCCCATCAGATATTTTTGTTACAGATATAGGAACAATATCTTTAGAAATAGATGCAGATGATTATTTGTTGATTGATCATGGTGGAAACTCTGAATTAGTATTAGATACTGCTGCCGATTCTTATTCAAACATATTACTTGAAGAATATCATGATGCTACGGGTGATATAGCAGGGCATATTGTTTTGGAGGGTGATGGTGATTCTGGCGGGTTCCAATTCCAGTTAGAAACAGGCACACCTGTTAATATTTCAACTGCTGTATTCCAAACACCAGAGAGACAAAGAGAATATAGTAAAACAACTAATAGCAATAAGTATGGAGAAGTATTCACTTTCGACAGTAGTTCACTAAACTTCAGTTATAAATAATATGTAAGGGAAGAATAACCAATGGCATATCAAGCAATAGCATTAGGCACAAGCGCAGATGACGGAACAGGCGATTCTCTGCGAATCGGTGCCGACAAGGTAAATGATAACTTTGTCGAACTGTATACTTTATTGGGTACAGGAAGCGCACTATCGTCTGGTATCAGTTCTAGTGCCTCTGTAGTCACATTAGCAAGTCCTGTATTTACGGGAACCGTTACGCTTCCCGGTGTCCAAGCATTTGCTGATGGTTCTGTTTCAGCACCAGCAATTACAAATACTGGAGATACTAATACGGGAATCTACTTCAGTGAAGCGGATTCTATAGACTTTACAACAGGTGGCACTCGTAGACTAAAAATAGATAGTTCTGGTGTAGATGTCATAGGACTCCTTACTTCAAGCGCGGGTGCTACTATCACGGGCACTCTAACGGCATCTGATACTGCTATCGTAGCAACTAACGGTATTACTCCTGCTGGTGCAAACGGTGCCGCGTTGGGATCAGCATCATTGGAATGGAGTGATCTTTT